CATCAAAACAAGTGCAAGGAAGTTGAGATTAACGGTCAGTGGATGAACATTGATCCACGTCGTTGGAGATACCGTGATAATGTTCGTATCAAGGTTGGCCTTGGTGCTGGTGATAAAATCAAGCACTCCTCTGCTTTGGGTAAAGTTCTTGTAAATCATCAAACTCTTACTGAGATGGGCATGAATGGTGTTTTGATAAATCCCAAAGCAACATATAATGCTCTTGTTGATGAAATTCGCTTTGCTGGTGTAAAGAAGCCTGAACAATATTATCTTGATCCTGATAGCCCTGAGGCGCAAAAAACTCTTGAGGCTATGTCTAAGAAGGCTGCTGAGCCCAGTGTTGAAGACAAAGTTATTATGCTTGAAGCTCAAATCAAGCAAATGCAAGCTCAACTTAAGAAGGCTGAACAAGATCAAAAATTTGCTATTCAGACTGATGAACAACATCGTAAGTGGGCTGCTGATAATCAAGATGCTGCTTTGGGATGGGCAGAAATTGCACTTAAAAAGAAAGAAATAGCAATGCAACCGAAAGGTGATTCAAAATGAGTGAAGGACAAATTACAGAATTTGATGTTGGCAGAGCAAATCGTAGAGCTGAACTTGCCAAATCAGTTCTTGACAATCCATTGTTTAAAGAAACTATGGATAGAATAAAGGTTCAGTGCTTTGAAGCTTTTGCTACGCTTAAGACTTCAGACACAGAAGGATTGATACACGTTCGTCTAACGATGTCCGTTATCAATAATGTTGAACGCTACTTTCAGCAAGTCATGCTAGATGCAGATGCCGCACAAGAAGCGTTTGAAGCAATCATAAATGATAAGGTGATATAAAATGGCTAATGGAACTGACGGCGAACAGAATATTCTGCAGAACCGCTCACCTGTGAAAGCTGTTGCTGACTTGCTTGATAGTCTTGGTCAAGATGTTGACAATGGTGAAGGTGATGACGGCGAAGTTGAAGTAGATTTAAAGGGTGTCCAAAATTCTGATGATGAAAGTGAAGGCCAGGAAACTGATCCCAACACTGAAACTGATGATGAGGATAGTGGTGAAAACAAGGGTGCTAGTGAGACTGGTGAAGAGGTTGAAATCGACTCCTCCACTTTGGCCAAACTGCTCGGAATTGACGAGAATGACATCATTGTAGGTGATGACGGCTCACCTCGATTCCGTGCTAAAGTTGATGGCCAGGATAAAGAGATCAGTTTTGATTCTTTGCTTCGTAACTATCGTCTGCAACAGCACGTAGACAACAATGCCACGGAAGTTAAGCAACAGCGAGAAGCTATTGTTAAAGAACGTGAGCAAATGCGAGAGGCATATTTTTCTGCCATTCAGCAAGCTGCAAATTTCATAACTGCTCAGGAAGAAGAATTGATGCGTCAATTCAATTCCATCAACTGGGATGCAAAGAAAACTGAAAACCCCACCCAATATGTTATTGATCGTGAGGGATTCCGTGACAAGTTGCATGCTCTTCAGGCTAAGCGATTTGAGCTTGGTCAGAAATGGGAAGAGGAACAGAATAAGCGCACTGAGCAAATGAACAAATCCATGCAGGAGCAAGTTGAGTATGAAGCGAAAGCTATACTTGACAAAATTCCTGAATGGACTGACAAAGCAATTGCTAAAGCAGAATCGGCACAGCTTAAGGCTTATGCTAAGGAACAAGGTGGCTTCACTGATGAAGAATTGAATAGCCTTATTGACCACCGTGCGTGGGCAATGCTCCGTAAAGCCATGCTTTATGATCAGTCAATTGGTAAGGCAAAAGATACTATGAAACGTGTAGTCAAACTCCCCAAGGTAACTAAAGCAAAAGCTCCTGGTGATGCTGGTGTTGGAAGAAAGGTCAAACTCGCGAAAATGAAAGAAGCTGCAAAGGGAGGCGATAAGAAAGCTGAACTTGCATTTGTGAATGAATTACTTGCTGTAAACAGAGGTTAATTGAAATGACTGCATCCAATTTTGATGCTGCTGATCTTCGTACTGCGTCTAACATCAATGAAGATGTTATGCAGCAGATTTTTGATATTTCGCCGGTTGACTTGCCGTTCACTCAGATGGCTGGCACTGACACTGCTGACAATCAGTATACTGAATGGATGACTGATGTGTTGGCTGCTGCCAACGTTCAGAATGCTGTTGTTGACGGCGCTGATGCCGGTTCTGACACTTCGGCTGCTACCACTCGTGTTGGCAATCACTGCCAGATTTCTCAGAAAACTCTGAAGGTGTCTGGTCGTGCTCAGGCTGTAAATACTATTGGCCGTAGTAATGAGTTGGCATATCAGCTTCTTCAGCGTGGCCGTGAAATTCGCCGAGATTGTGAAGCTATCAAGCTGATCAATCAGACCTCTGTAGCGGACAATGGTGCTGCTACTGCTGGTCGTGTTGGCGGTGTTCCTTCGTGGCTTACCTCGAACGTGTCTCGTGGTGCTACTGGTGCCAATGGTGGCTTTTCTGGCGGTACTGTTAGCCGTCCGACTCCTGGCACTAAGCGAGCATTCAGCGAAACCATTTTGCGTGATATTGTCGAATCCTGCCATACCAATGGTGGGTCTCCGGCAGATATCATGACCACTGTCAAGATGAAGCGTCGAATCTCTGAATATCTGTTCAGTTCTTCGGCACGCATTGGCACTTTTACCACCAATACTTCTGGTGGTGCTGCTACGGCAGTTGGTGCAGTTGATGTATTCGTCTCTGACTTTGGTGTGCTTAAAATCACTCCTAATCGCTTTATGCTTGCGTATTCTTCGCAGGATAATGGCGGCGGCGCATATGGTGGTGCTGGTGTTGTTGACGTTCTGTTCCTTGACTTTGCATATTGGGCGACTGCCTATCTGCGTGGTTTCCAGACCAATCAGATTGCAAAGACTGGTGACGCAGACAATCGTCAGATGCTGGTTGATTACACTGTGAAGTGCTACAATCAGGCAGCTTCTGGTGTTGCTGCTGACATCGACCAGACTGTCGCGATGACTTTCTGATAACCATTAATGGTGGGACATGGACGTCCCTTTTGGAGAAAATGAAAATGCCTGGAAAAGAATATACTGGCGTTGGTTCTACCAATCGTTTTAATCCGCGTCATCAGAAAGCATTTTGCGATGGAATGGCATATCGCCTTGGCGATACTGCTGCCAATCGTCCTAAGGCAAATAACCCATTCAGTACTTCTACTGAAAATGAGGCAAAACTTGCTTGGGATGCTGGTTGGGATTCCGCTCATGCTAATGCAGGTGGCGCTCTTGTACCTTTGAATTGTGGCCTTTCTGGCACTGTTGCTGCATAGGAGTATAACATGCCTAGCATTCGATTTATTAAAGATGGCGTTTTTCTTGAAGAAGATAAGCGTTATGATACTGATGATGTTGCAGAAGTTTCTGATGAAGCAGCAGCATTGATGTACAAGCGTAATTGGGCAGTGCCTTATATGGGTGATGAACTTACTGCCAATATTCAAGAACCTGCTGAAGAAGATGAAGAAACTGGATTGAAAATCAATCCTGATGCTGAAGATGAGGAAGATGTAGTTGTTGGCACTGTTCGTGTTCCTCGTCGCAAATAAGGAGAATTGAAATGCCGCGATATGCACTACCAGTTGATGACATCATAACATGGGAAATGGAAGATGTTGTTGGCGAACCTGGAAAATGGATTATTCGCCAGCAACAAGCGGATGAACCTATTCTTGAAAATAACCAAAATTTGCGCAATTGTGATTACAATGGCGAATTTGAATTTGGCAGGCATGTCGCGAGCATCCCATTAGTACAGTGGGGAAATTGGGTACAAAAATATCCAATTTTAAAAGATGTAAATCACGACCCGGCTGCAAACAAACTTTTGTATAAATTGATAATGCAAAATAGTGAAGTTAAAGTTAACAATGAGCGTCTTGCTGCTCCACTTAAAAGGTAATTAAAATGATTGATGTAATTGATTCTCAAGTTGTTGATATTGCAACTGATTCAACTCCAATTTCAACTACAGCATGTTATTTTTTCGGTTGGTATGTTAACACTGTATTAAGTGCACATGCATGTCCAATTATGGATGAAGCAACAGCAAAATTTACTATACCAGCATCTGCAGCTGCAGGCTCTTTTTGCCTTTTCCCAAGAGGAGTTAGATTTAATTCTTTGACAATTGATCCAAATGATGCTGCTACTGGCAATGTTACATTTTTGTTTGCAAAAGCATAATGATTACTACATATAGCGAATTGCTGTCTGCCGTTACAAGATTCTGGAACAAGCCTAATTTGGCAACTTATGTTCCAGATTTTGTAACACTTGCACAAATCAGACTCAATCGACTCATCAGAGTTGATTGGGTTGCAAGACGTCTTGATTGGGATGCTACTATTGATAGCATAAGCAATCTTGGACAAGAATATACATTGCCTGCTAATCACAATGGCATAAGATATATTAAAATAATTGGCAGTCCTGTCAAAGGTCTTAAATACATTACGCCAGAAGCTGCTGACGCAATGAATCTTTCAAACATGACTGGTTGGTCTAAATACTATACTATTGATTCTGGCATATTGACTATTTTGCCTTATCCAACTTTGGATAGTCAAATTCGTGTTGGTCAATATTTCAGACCTGCTACTCT